AGCTGACCAAACAAGGACTACGAATTTTATGAACTCACTTTTTTTGTTGTTATCTTGCTCCATGCTTGCTTAAATACAGGCTTAAGTAAAGTTACTAGGTATTTAAAAAGTGCTGTAGCAGATAGGGTGGCAGCAACTGATACGAATGCTGTTGTGGCAGCAGTGACAAGAATTTCACCGCTAGGTACAGGCACCTCAATATCAGTACCCGGTACATCCAATGTTCGGACTTCCGGGGGCTGTATCGGTGGTGGTTGTACTACAGGTATCTGTGGTTTAGGTGGTGTACCAGTATGACGGTTAGGTTTAACTCCAGGAGGAGGTCTAAGGTCGCTAGGAGGCACCACCAAGGGCGTGTAAGACGGTATATCTGCCTCTGGGATGTCCAGTACAGGACCAGGCAGTTTAGGCGGTTCAGGGAGTGTTACAGAGGGGAGTAGCGGTGGCTCTCCCCAGTCCATTATTTAGCCGGGAAAAGACCGTTACGTACAAACTCAACTGCCTTGTCGTCAATATCGTTATCAGTTGACTCAGCAAGTTTTTCCAGCATCTCAACGATCAGTGATTTAACACGATCAGATTTCAGGAAAGAAAATAGGATTGGGCGAATAAGAGTAATCATGATTCATCAGCGGGTAGTGGTTCGTTGCCTTCGGCTAGCCATTCAAGGTATTCTTGGTAGTCGGTGTTATCAGAATTAAATGGGATACATTTTCTACCAATACCATCTTCATCAAGGAATATCACAGAGCCTGGCTCATCTCGATAAATAGTCACTAATTTGTAATTCATAATTCAGCGGAAACAAACAATAAAGTATTAACGATCATAGAATCACAACCTGCAATATTACCTGTACTTCCTTGTAAGTTAGTTCCTGTGAATCTAAGTGTCGATCGTTGTGGCGTAGCCATTGTGATATCCCACTGACCAGTATTATTGTCAAAACCTACGCCGCTACCTGTAGAAATATTGTATAAACCAACTTGACTTGATGGAAGACCAGTAAGGCCATTATTTCCAATTGCAATCAAAGAAGGTGCTGCTCGCATTTCTGGGTAATGCCAAAGATTGATAATCCAATTACCTGAATCTCTAAAGGCCCAATGGTTAACAGCGTATCCGCCGCCACTATTAGGATTAACTAGTTGTAGATACCTTTTGCATTTATTTAAATCATCCGCAAAACTACGATGTTCAAACGGTGTCGCCTTTTCGCCAACTTCTAGCTGGACGCCGGTGATTTGCCAGTAATCATTAACAGCTCCTCCAACGCCAAGATTTGTTGCATTCCTTGCAGTACTATCAAAAGCAACCCATCCAGCAGAATGCGTTCCACCTTCATAGCTTAATCCACCGTTTAACCACCACTCAATCGCTAACCCTGCGCCGCTGTCATTATTAAAAGCAGCAGCAGTGTCAACTGGAATTGGAACTGTTACTTGTTGCCAAGTATTTACAGCTGAAATGTTATAGCTTGCGGTGAAAAGTCTAAGAGAGTTGTCTGGTTGGAATAAACCAATAGATGCATCGCCTGTTCGATTTGACTTTACCCAAAAAGATAATTGAAGTGGGTGAGTAGTAGTGCTCGTATTTAAAATGCGCTGGCAATCATATCCTTCCAAGCTGTAGCTGACGTTGCAACGGTCATCAGCACCAGGGGAAGCGTCGGCAGTAGTGCATAAAACTTTAAATGAGGTGCTAAATTCATCAGGTGCATCAGTACTCTGCTCAACAGTCCAAGTGCCTAAATTACTAAGAAATAATGAAAACCGATCGCATGTACGAAAACCAACACCAGTGACACCAGTAACTTGAGTTCCCCTCTGCGCCACCTGCATCGCCCCGTTAATAATCAAATTGCGATTACTAAGTGGACCAGTCGTCGGCAACTGCAGGCCATCAACCTTGACGTGACCGCTGGTATCAATATCAATGCCACCGCTTGCTGTAGAGGTGTTCTCTAAGCGGTTTACTTTAATTTTACTCATGAAGAAACTCCTGGTTCCACTGGCCAAGTGATATTTTTGGGATCATCTTGGTTTGTTACATCTCTAAGAGCTTGTCTGTAAGTACGCCACTCCGTTTGCGTTGATTCAGTCAACGGGGAATCGCTCCCGACTGTCCAATCACAATTTTGAAGACGGACATTACGTAGTTTACGAACTTCAGTCCACTCAACATTAGCTTCCAAATAAGCTACAAATACTGCAGGTTCAATACCAAAGGTCTCTTCTGCTGTAGCAGCTAACAAGGCTTCTGCAGAAATATTATTCCAATAAGGACCACCTACACCGTAAGTTCCTGTGGCGTTAAGTTGTTGAGCTGCTTCTAATAATTGTCCAATTGTATATGACATTATGCCTCCTTTCTGTAATGTGCAACTTGTAAAAGTCGTCTTCCACCCCAATTACTAACACCTGTAGCAACAGTACCTACAGGACTGTGCCGACGCCAGTCGAGGTGGAGATTAACAGTAGAACCATTTGCAAATGTTGTATTGTCATCGTGGATGATGCACTGGCAAATACCTAGTTGCATTGTTTCCTTCATTGAACGACCATCATGCCTGTACCAAATAACAGAATCACCACCGGTTACGGTATCTGTACCATCTGTCCATTTAAGTCTAATTATTACACCACCGTAATTGCTTGTATCAGTTGAAGTCAGTGCAATGCCACACGGCACCCAAGCCAAACCAACAACAACGTCTCCCTGTTGATAATCACTAACAGCAATTTGAACATCAGGATCAGTTGAAAAAGAAGTGCTAGTTATACTTTTATTGAGAACAGAATGACTCTGTTGGAGGTCAACCAACGCATAATTGTTTGGCATTGTGTTGCCAAATGAAAGCTGGTTGCTTCCGTCTGTTTTTAAGAATTGACCAGCTGTCCCATCTGCACCGGGAAGTGTAAAACTAATGTCTGATCCAATAGCTGCGGGAACGCCCAGTTCAACCGAACCAGATGTTGCCCCGTTTAATTTAATTCCCATAATTAGCGCACCAACCAGTAAGTAAGTCCATTGTTGCCATCTTTAAGTTTGATCCAACGATCTCCAGCAATTTGACCGGGTTTAAGCCAAAGCTTACCCATTAAACCAATTGCATCCCACTCAGGACGATCAACCCTAGGTGTGTAAATAATATTAGGATCAAAATCAGGATTAGTGACCCTTGCTTTTTTTGTAATGCGTAGGTTATTGTCGATTGCATATTGTGGGATGTCAGGCGTCTGTGCAATTTCTGACACAAGTACCTGATGATCAGGTTCACATTGCGGATCAGTAATATCAGGCTGAAGAATTTCTACTTTTTCACCGGCTTCATTGGTGTAAGTACCTTTTTTATTCCAAACAAGAAACTCCTGATCAACCTTTACCCAAGAACCCCATTCATCTTTAAGATGACGACCTTGCCAATTTAAGTAAGCACTATCACCCACAACTGCCGGAAGTGCGGAAACAATACCAATGATGTCTGAGGTAGCATCAGAAGCAATAGCTTCTCGGATCTTACCGTCAGTACCTACTACAACGCTTAATCCGCGACGATCTTCATTGGATGGATTTGCATCTTCCCATTCAAAAAATTCAGCATAGTCAGAAGCAGCACCAACATCTGCTCCGCCGTCAAACCTACCGTCACCATCTGATTCAAACTTAATGACAACGCCACCACCAGTATCAGCAAGAAAAACTGCATCAGCATTGTCTGTGTTTCGACCTCTAATATAAGTACTGAATCCGCTACCGTAATAAGAAAAATACCCGTTAAATGTACCACCTACATATACACTATTTGGTGTAGCTTCATCAGATTCAACACGGCCCGACCAAAATTGATGCCTACCTTGAATTCGGCCACTACCAGTCATTTTTAACCTCTGGTCTTGGTCATAATCAACAGCGGTCGTGTTGCTATTTGAATCTAAATAATAGAAACAAGCACGGTCATCATCATCACCGGTCCAAGTTCTTAGAATGACTCTGGCTTGATAATCACTATTATCAGCTATGCCTTTGTATATGTTTAGTCCAATACCTTCTTGGTCGTTATAGAAACTTGATGGACTATTAGCGTCTGTTACGCTTCTTCCAGCGGAAAGGCTGCCAAGTGCGTAGTAATTACCAGCACCAGTTATTGATGATAGGTAGACGTTAGTTCCATAGACGTTAGAACCATTTTGCCAACTACTTCTGTAGTAGTTAAAAACATGACGACTCCAATCGTCCTTACCTCTACCTGGCGCCAAATTAATTTCGTCACCTGATTGGTTGGTAAACTTTACTCTGTCATCATCGGTGCGCAAGGTAAAATCAAAATTACCATTAGTAACTTTAAACTTTTCAGTGCCTTCAGTAACGATCTTTACCTCGTTGTCACCATAGACAAGACCTGTGTCGGTATCTGTTCCAGTAATACTTGGTTGTGCGGTTGTATTAGTACCGTTAATTTTAATAGTCATAGTTAAACAATTACCCAGTTAGAGCCAGCAGGTACGGTGACAGTTGCACCACTATTGATCGTCAAAGGTCCAGCACTAACGACGTTTTTCCCATTGCCAATCTGGTACGAACCAGTAATAGTGTTGTCGTGCTCTAAGGCCCAGAGGTTTGTGCCAGCACCAGAAGCACCGCCAGCAGCAGCCCAAGAGAGCGTACCACTTCCATTCGTTATAAGTGCTTGCCCGCTTAGACCATCGTCAGCAGGTAATGTCCAAATTGTGTTTGATGCAGGTGTAATAGTGGCAGGTGCTTTAAAACCTACATAACGATTACCAAAGTTATCTGCTTCTTGGAATCTTATTTCTGGAAAATTACCAGAAGAATATCCAAACATTACATCGCCAGTAAACGTGCCGCCAGCTAAAGGCATCCTGGTTCCAATAGCAGTTGTATTGGAAGTGATGTTGGTTGTGTTTGTTGAAATGCTAGTATTTAACGTATTGATATCACCTTGCAGTTCCTCAAGAGAATCCTGAACATTTGTAGATGTCAGGTTGCCATTAGTAGCGTTAGTAATATTGACAGCTTCACCAGGCACGTATGTAATGACCCAAGCACTGCCGGTGTATACCTTCATCACACCATCAGTTGTGTTGAAGTACAGGTCTCCTGCAGTTAGTGCATCACCGTCGTTGTCAGTAGTAGGGTCACTAGCTTTTTGACCGAGGTAGGTATCGTCAAAATTGTCAAACGCAGCCGCAGCAGCCGCAGCAGAGGTAGCTGCAGATGTTGCACTACCAGCAGCAGCAGTTGCACTGGCAGCCGCAGCCGCAGCTTCAGCAGCATGAGAAGCTAATAGTCCAGTGTCAATTTTTGCAGCAGTAACAGCACCATTCTGAATCTTATCTGTTGTTACTGCATTAGAAGCAATCTTCAGTGCAGTGATACTTGCATCAGCAAGTTTAGTAGTACCTACTGCACCAGCATCAATACGATTAGAAGTGACAGCTGAAACAGCAATCTTTGCTGAGGATACAGCTTGGTCTTGCAGCTTAGCTGTAGTAATACTGTTATTAGCAAACTTGGCACCAGTAACACTGTTATCTACAATTTTGGCTGTAGTAACACTGCCGTCAGCAAGCTTAGCGGTAGTGACACTTGCAGGCGTAATAGCCAGGTCAATGTCACCAACACCAGGATTGTTATCAGTAATGGTTACACTACCGTCTGCTGAAAACACGTTGCCAGGAAGCGTTGTGTTTTGAACGGAAGTAATTTGACCATCTACATATGATTTATTAGTAGCGTCAGAATTACCAGTAGGTGTAGCGACATTCTGAATACGAAGACTATTAGCATTTAAAGAAGAGCCGAAGGTGGCGGCTCCGTTAATAATCACATCACCAGAAAACGTATAGTTTCCAGTATATGTACCGCCATTAGCAACGGCCATTTCTTTTTTAGATGGACCGACAACAATAACGTCTTTTGTCGTATCCACCATAATCTCGCGTTCAGCAAGAGTTGCGGCGGCAACCTCAGCTGTAGTACCGCCCCTAAGTTTTAAGGTATTTGCCATAGTTAGAATTTAATGCAGTACATAATTGCAATGTTGCGTGGGCGGGTTTCAGAGGATCCTGTATTACCAATCGAGTGGCTGTGATTACCAGCGTTAGCAAGAGAGTGGTTATGGCTACCAGCAGCGTTCATAGAGTGGTTGTGTGCTCCAGCAGCATCAGTAGATTTAAAACTAGGATAATCCTGACATTCATTATCTCCACTACCAGACTCAGCATTACCAGTTCCACGTGCAATATTAAAAGAAAGCAAGTGTTGGTGGTTACCGACACTGTTAATACTGTGTGCATGGTTTCCAGCACTACTCAGAGAGTGGTTATGGTTACCGTTAGAAGTAAGACTGTGGTTATGACTTTTAAATTCATCAGACTGACTGCTCAATAGAGCACGTCCGCTGTCAACACCAGCACCATTATCCCAACCTCTTACAAACTGACCACGAAGGTCAGGAACGTTTGCTCCAACAACTGCAGCCAGGTCGGCATAACCAGTTGTACTTTGACCGTTGCATTCCAGATATCCAGCAGGTGCAGTAGCTCCGGCATACATAATGACAGAACCGACAGGCATCAAGCTCTTAACAGCAGACGCTGTAGCAGCAAGTGTGGTTGAACCTGCCTGATAGTCATTGGTCAGTTGAACAATATTTGCTGAAGCAGTCGATGCTGTGGGTTGCGTTGCATCAAATACAACAGGTGCACCCATGTTGACTGTGCCGCTACCAGCAGGATCAATGATGACTGGATTACTGCCTGAAGAAGTAATGGCAAAGCCATTGGTATCAAGAGCACCACCGAGTTGGGGTGATGTGTCAGTAACGATGTTGTCAGCAATAACAGCACCAGCAGGCAGAGTCACCGTGCCAGCAAGCTGGTCAACAACAAAGGAATCAGTACCACCGCCACCAACAACAAAGCGACCGTTTTCGTCAGTAGATGAAAGCCAGACTTGACCATCACCGATCTCTGTGGATTGACGGGTGATGTCAGCAAGACCACCGTTGTCAGGGTGTGCAGTGTAATCAGTACCACTACCCACATACTCAAAGACGTGACCACCAGTAGTGATCAGGGATTTTTGGTAGAAGTTGACAGCGTTGCCAGAAGTAAGCGCAGCAATCAAACCATCATTAATGGACTCGTTGCCAGGCTGTGGGTTGTAGATAGTAATGGTGTAGTTGCCATTGCTATCAATAACGCTCTGCTTGACGGGGTAGGAGTTTCCACCCACCTCAACAATCTGAGTAGTACGTGGAATTACTTGTGTGCCATGCCATGAGGCTGCAGCAGCGGGAGCCGTACACACGAATGTGGTGTCACCAGCAGATGCAGGGTTAACGACAGTGGCAGTAGCAATGACGTTGGGGCTCTTACCTTCAGCAATCAGTCCATACCGACCAAAGTCAGTAGTGCAGTTGCTCAGGTTGAGCTGACCGCCATTACGGGCTTTTGCGTGGTAGTGGCAGAACGTCCCGAAGAACGACACCAACTGTGCATAACCATTGTTTGTACAGAGAACACCGGGGCCATCGAGGTTGATCTGGGTATAAGCATCGACAACCATGGACCGCAGTGGACTTGTGTCAGCTACAGCAT